CTCTGCGTACTCCTTGGCAAATTCAATTTCCTTCTTGCTGATTTTTTTACTCATCTCAAATTTTCCTCCGCACCAACGCTGCTTGTTACCTGATTTTCAAAATTTCAGCTCAAAATCCAAAAATTCAAGCTGTCCCAAAATTCACACCGAAATTCAAAATTCAAATTTCAGCCCCAAAATTCACGAAATTGGCCACGCTGCGGAATTTCAGCCCCAATTTCAAAATTTACGAAGCCGGGTTACAGGTTAGGTCAAAAGCCTTGTAACCCCCTCCAGCCCAGTAACCACGCGGCTTCCAGCGATTAGGTTACTAGGTTACAAGCATGTCAAACCGCAGCCGCCACCATATACATATATTATGATGGTGGCATATGGCCATATAGAAATATGCCCACCTGCGACGACCAATCTGTTTTATCTTGTAACTTGTAACCTTTATAAATAAAAGTCAATAAAAACAAGGGTTTAGCTGGGGTTACAAGCTACCCCAGCTTGTAACACTAGTAACCTACCTTGGAACCATGCTGAATTTTCGTCAATTCCAGCATCGACCGCAGGACGTCGTTGCTGTCGTCCACCACCTCCCCGCGCTTCCACCACACACGATGCGCCTTGTTATCCCACTTGACCACCTGGGGAACCTGGCTGTAACCCATCCGGGTAAGCATGTGGTTAACGCTGGTGGTCTTGGGCAGCTCAATGCCATCAGCCATGCACACGATGCGCATTGCAGCTGTGAGACAGCTGGAAGACAGCACGCTGGTGCCAACACCGACCGCGCCTTGCTCAATGCACTGACGGGCCACCGCCTCGTGGACATCTTCACCGCTAACACGCATTTCAGATTTCTCAGCAGTCTGCGGCGCATCGCGGTTCGGGTGGAAGTTCTGGCTGATCTGGTAATCAAGGAAGAACTTGCGCCACTCGCCCCGGCGCCCATCTTCCATACTGTCAAAGATCAGGCCGAAGGTTTCGAACAGCTGATCAAGGTTCATACCCATGGCGTTTGCCAGAGCACCTTTGCTGGTGAACGGGGAGAAGATCACCCACCACCGACGGTCACTGTCTTCCAGCGGCACCGCGTCCACGAAGTTCGTGAAGCCGATGTAGTTGGTCACGTTGATGATGTCGGCGCCAGACACACGCCCTTTCCGGTTGATCGTCAGCATACGGTTGGCAATGGGTTCCTTCAGCTTGTTGGCCACGTCATAGCGACGGCGCCCCGTGAGCATCATTTCCTCAATGCCGGCGACGCAGCTGCCTTCCTGCCAGTCGCCGAAGTCAGAAGTCAGCAGGCTGTTGTTGATGCTGCGCACGTTGGCGCTGCCCATGGCTGCCCGTATGGCGCTGATGATCATCGTCTTGCCGTCACCCTGGATGCCCTTCAGCAGCGGCGCATAGCGGCACTTCTTGCCGGGGTTCTGCACCACCCAGGCCATCCAGTCGAACAGGTTGGTGTATACCTCCTGCCGATGGCCGCAGAAGGCCCGCATATGGCGCTGGAAGGCGTCGATGGCGTCGATGCCACCTTGGGTATAGGCCAACGCGACTTCAGGCACGCTGGCAGGGCTGTAGAGGTTGCAGTACCAGCGGCCTTCGCGGTTGAACATGGGTTCTTCGCCAGGGAAGTACATGTAGTCGTAGACGGTCGATGTGTTCCAGCGCTGAAGGCACCATTTAGCGGCTTCCTCACGGTCGCCGTTAGCCTTCTGCGGCATCATGCGGTCGTACTGAGCATTGAACGCAGCGCGGCTTATGGTGGTGCCGCTGGCCAGGTCAAAGAAGCAATCATGGTTCATCACGTACACGTGCCTGTTGGCCCACTCGGGGATGATCCCGCCCTCTTCGTCCTCGGTCACGGTGAACCGCACCATGGCCTTACACTCGCTCATGCTGACGGGGAAACCCCATTCGCTCAGGCGCTTCTTGATCGTCGCGGCCAGAAAGTCGCGATCAAGATGATCAATAGACCGGTCTTGCGCAATGACTGGGATGATGTCGTTGCGAAGCTGCATGTCTTCATTGCACGACAGGATCATGTCCATATACTGCTGCCGGCTGACAGCGGCGTCGGCGGTCGTCAACGTCTCAAGCTTCTGTACAACTTCCTTGTCCTGGCACACGTTGCGAGTGCGCAGGCACGCTTGGTGAATCGTCAGCTCCTTGAGGTACGTGCGGTGACTGGTCCACTTATCACGCACCAGCCCAGAGCGCCACATAAGGCGTTCAATGCGCGCTTCGTCGCAGCCGGTCCAGAAGGCCAGGTGCGAGGCTAGGGCAAAGTCAGCCTCAGTGCCGCCGTAGGTAAGCCCGTCGCTTCGGTCTGGGTCTGGGTAGCTCATGGCCAAGGCTGGCTTGTTGCAGGTCCACAGGTCCGCGAATGAGGCTTTGCCGCTGAACATGCCGTCAGCACTACGAGACTGCAACGCACGACGGATCAAGTCGTCATCGTTGGTCGGACCGCGCCAGTCAGACCGAGGGCCTGCGCCAGGCAGATGCGCCAACATCGTGGACACCTCGGGCGTGAAGATGTTGGCCACGATGTACTCAGCTTGAGGCGCCAAGTGAGTGTCGGCAGAACCCCAGGCTTGCCCGCTGGTGCCGAAAGCGATACCGCGACCGCTGGTGTAGAACTCCAGATCGTTGCCGGGGTGCTGCTGAAGCCAATGTTGTGTCGGGCGCGTACGGTGCCCTGGCGGCGGCGCACCACGACCGATGATGTGGATACCACGACCGCTGGAGCTGTATTCGAAGAACGCGCCAGGTAGGTTCTGGTAGAACCACTGCGCCCACGGGGTCAGCGCGTACTGATCGCCCACACAACTGTCAACGTCAAGGAACCAATAGCCACAGTCTTGGGTCAACATGAAACCCAGGGTGTATTGGTAACCGTCGAAGCGTGCGATGTGCTGACCCAGTTGCTGCTGGGCCACGTCAAAGGAAGTCCAGTTCGCCGGGTCTTGTGCGTTGATACCGACGAGCTTCCCCTCATGGAAAACGATGCGGCCATCAGGATGAACTGGAATCTTGAGGGTCTTGCCGGGCCTGTTCAGGTCGGGTGCGAGCCGCCACACAAACCACTGATTGATGGCGGTCATTCCCGCCAAGGCTGTCTTGAGCATTGTCCGTGCGCCTTATAACGAGAAAGCCGGTAGCACCTTCGAAGGAATGGGCTGCCAAGCTCCACGGGAATCAGTCCCCGCGCCTTCGAAGGTGCTACCGGCTTTCTACTGATTGATGTGAACTTGGCACCGTTAGTAAATCACAATTCCCAGGCAAAAGAAAACCCCGCGCCTGGGCTGGCTGCGGGGTTCAAGTGAGGACGGCTGACAATGCGCTTGTAGTCTACTCGACACAAAGGCCTGCTTGCAACTTGAAGTAACGGTACGCCTTACGAGTGCGCTTTGGATGCTTGAGCTTCAGCAGATCCGGGTTGGTTTCCCCTCCCCCGAACTCCCAATCTTCCTTGGTGATTTTGATGTAGATCAAGCCGCCGTACTTGATGCGGGTCATGGCTTTCGTCTCCAACACTTCGCCCAAAATGGCGTCTTTTCCGGTGTTTTACGTTTCTTACTCCGAGGGCCTTCCAGCCCGTGAGGTAATATCAGGGTCGTCCCCTCGCCTAGAAACTCTACTTCACCCTCAAGCGAAAGAATCTGTACCCCACCATCTACCTGGTCCATGAACCTCCTGAGGTCAGCAAACGTATACGTTCCGGCGGGGATACGTACTGTGCTCATGGCTTTCTCTCCAAGGCGGCGCGGGCTTGCCAAGCGTCCCACGCGGCTTCCTCTGAGGCATCCTCCAACGTGTCCCGCCGTAGCACCTGGCCTTGATAAACATGGTTCGCAACGTGCTCGTTTAACCAGTGTTCGTAGTCCGCCCGCTCATCGCGCTCTCTAATGTTTGGGCCGCAGATTGTTACAGCATCAATTCCGCATCTCTTGATGTCTCGGAGCAGTCCATTTCGCTCAGCTAGTTGGGTGTGCAGGTTGTTATTGGCGTCAGTCAAATCACGTGCCGCCAACTGAGAGTCGATAGCTCTTTGGCGCCATTTGTTCGCACCGTCAGCAAGCGTGCGCAAGCCACTGGCTTTCGAAATCTCAGCCCCGAGCTGGCTGCGTAGGGTTTCGATCTCTTGTTGTAGCTGCTCAACCTTGCCAGGATCAGCGTGGGTGTAGAGCGGTCGGTAAGGCGCCATGGATGCCTTGGCACCAGCTTCATGTGCATACAGCTCGCATGAACCATCCGGCCAAGTAACCTGCCAAGCCACCGGATCGCCATGGAGCTGCTCAGCACCCCGCTCAAACCACTCATACGCTGCTCGCGTCACGGGGTTGAAATACAGCCCATCGGCACCCGTATCCAACTGCGACTGCGCGAGCAACTGACCTTCGCGACCTTGCAGGAACAGAGCTTCGAACTCTTTTCGATGCTTCATGCTAGATTCGCTCCAATTTTTCAACAGTCCAACCACAGCGCGCCACACCAGCACGATACCCACGATTGTACATTTCGGTGGTTGAAACGATGATCAGGTAAACCGGCAACCAAACGCCGCCAGTAATCAGGACCAACAGGATGTGCAGCCAATGACGGATCTTTTTCATAATGAGCATACTCTACAAGTGGTTGATCTTTTGTATTCTCTTAATTTCCTACCTGAATCAAATTGGACTGCAAGGGATCGCAAGTCAGCAGGCCATGTATCCCGCCCAGGGCTTCGGAATGTAGCACCGTGCTCATCTTCAAGCTGTATAGCTTCTATGTATTTTTCGCGATTGTTGTTCCACAAATCGCGCCATTCTCCAAGTCTTTGATATGGGCATTTGGCGCAATCGGTGCGCTGGGGTATATAGACACCTCGTTTATCCAGATAGCTCCAAACCGCCGCTTCATCCATGCCCCAGCGACGTAGTGGGAAATCTATCAATATGTCTTCCCCGTATATCCCACGTCGTATCTCTTCATCAGCCCTCAAACCGACATACAACGTAGATCCGTCGGGTAAAGAATCCATATAACGGATTGTAGGTTCAATCTTGAGGATACGAGTACACCATCTGGCGAACACGCTTGGTAGCATCCCCTGTTTGCGTATCTCTTCATCAAGGTTGCGAGAATGCCTAACCTGAATTATTTAAGAATCAAGCATATCCTCAAGCCGCTTCCAGTGATCCAGCATTTCTGGAAGTTCGTCACCGGTGGTATTGCAAATGAACTCATACTTACGCGGTTCATCCTCAACAAGCTTTAGGGCCAAGCAAGTTGAATCCTTACCACCGGACAACCCAACAACGTGCTTGGGTTCAATGCTCATACCGAACACCTCGGACAATCAAACTCATCGTCAATTAAACCGGACCCACCACAGGTCCGGCACGGTTTACCAACCTTCGCCAGCTGCGCAGCCGTGGCCACGAATCCCGATGGCGGAATCTCAACCAGCCCATTGCGCTCCGGCCCCAGCTTGTGCAGCACGCGCACGGTGTTCAGCAGCAGTTCGCGCCAGTCGCTGTACCCGTGCCACTTGCACACCTCTTCCATCTGCGTGAGGGTCACTAGCGGGACCGGCAGCACCATGTCCCGCTCACCCATCGTCGCCTGACGTTCTTTCCGGCGCTTGTACTGCTCGCGCTTGTAATCGGCGTTGCTCTTAGCCATGGCAGATAATCCAGTTTCTTAGAGATATGCCAAAGCATAGAAGATCGCGCACCAGGCAGCAAGACCGAGTGCCACCCAGCCCCACAGCCGCCGCAGGCTCACGAATGCACGCTCAGGCTTAAGCTGAATCGTTTCCCTGCGCAGTTCTTCGCGAGTGCAGGGCCTATTGATCTCGGGGTCGTGAAGGGCCTTCTCGCCTTCGCGGATCGCTTTCATCAGTGGAGTGCTGTCCAGACTGAACTGGTAGATGCGCCCATGGCTCGTCGCGGTCCAGATTTCCCCAGGAATCCCCACGCGCTCATAGGCCTGGATGATGGCGGTTTCCACGCTTGGGTACTTGCGTGCAAAGGTCGGGCGACTGTTGCTGGTCAGGTAGATCATTTCAGTAACTCCGTGCGAGCGATGCTGTAGTCTTGTGGGAAGTTCAGCGCCACGCGAATCTGGCCGCGATTGTTCGGGTCGAACTTCCAAGTGAATTCGCCATCTGCAACCTTCAGAATCTTCTTAGGTTCAAAGCTGGCGAACTTACATTCACCGTCTGGAAACTCCACCACAAACGACGACTTGGAGCCAATGCGCGAGACGTAGATGATGTAACGATCATCACCCTTGGTCAGCGTGAACGATTCACCTTGCTTACGAGTAAGTACAAGATTTCCCATGATTCCCTCCTGCGGGGTGTTTATAACTTAAAAACCAAGTTTTCCTAAACCGCGTTTACTGCGCCATTCGTCTAGGCTTTCATCGCCTTCAACCGATACGCGGATACACATTGCAGCGGTTTGAACGGCTTCCTTGCGGACGTTGGAAGAATGCTCATCAAGCATTGCTTTCATAAGCTCCCCGAACTCTTCGGCGAGGGCCAATCCCATGATGCGGCGACCTGGAAACTTGGACCTGGCCCGAAGGACTTCGGCTTTTACCTCGGACAGGAACTTGTCCAGTTCTTGTGCGAAACGCTCTTCGGTGTCGTAGACGGTATTCCCAGTGCCGTTGCACTTGTTGCAAGTCCCTACGAAATCATAGGCGCCAACTACCGTTCCCTTCCCCCAGCATGCTTTGCAGTCCTCTACAGCTTTCATAGTTTTTCCCTCCAGGGTTTTGTACTACCAAAGCCCCAGTTAAGGGGCGTGTGGGTGGCTGGGTTGGTTTACTTTAACGCCGCTACGACTTTGCTGTAGATGCCTTGCCAGCGATTACTGCGAGCGACCCATTTTCCATCTTTCAGAATTTCGCAGCGCCAGCCCATGGTTGCGGTTTTGACTTCTGCGCGATTCTGGATCGCCCGACTATCGCCGAACTGGTACGCCATCGCCGTTCCGTTGTTTATGCTGTAGATCGAGGCGCTCATCGTCTTGCCCTCCAGGGCGTTGTTTGTCTCTGTTGAAACCAATACTAGGTCGTTATTAACGGTACGTCAAGCACCAAAAGAAAACCCCGGCGAACCGGGGCGATGAGTGGTCAGAGGACGACCTTGCACGCTGGGCAATAGTGTACCCGCCTTCCACCTTCGTTGCGCTGCTCCCAACCAGCAGCCTTGGCAACTTCCCAGGCGCCCTGAGAAATACCAGCTGTCGTATTATGATAGGTCTTGTCCTGCAATACGAACATCTGGCAGCCGGAAGTGCGGTTAGAGTCACAGAAGATGTCGGCCTGATAGACGACGCTCATACACCCTCCATTTCCTTAACCAGGGCGTCAGCTTCTGCCCATTGCTCTTCGGTTGGCTCGGTGCCAGCTGACAGCACCGCAAAGCTCGCTTTGATCCGATCCCACAACTCTACAGACACCTTGACGTTGCGGACCAGCGGCGTACTGCGCAAGGCCTTAGCGGTCACCTTCTTGCCTTCTGGCAACGTGGCCAACGCATCCTGAAGTACCGCACCTGCATTCTCACCATGGGTCTGCACGGTGTCGATGGCCACGCTGGCGCTCACCTTGTTCTCGCGCACCAGGGTCTGTACGTCGCTGTTGGCCTCGGTGGACAGAACCAACTGGCGCTTGACGTGCGCAACGCTCATTCCGCGCTTGGCTGCAATCTGCGCCTCGGTCCAGCCGAACGCCTTTAGCCGGCGGTAACCTTCAGCAATCGCCATCGGGCTGAGCTTCTTGTTCTGCTGGCTGGTCATGACCCGCAGAACACGGTCGGCGTCATTACCTTCGAATGCCGTGATCGGAATCCAAGCTTCCAACACTTTCGGGTCCGCCTTGCTTGGCGTGCGCGGAAGTTCCCCGGCAGCGTCGAGCTTGCGATAGGCCAGGGTGCGGCGGTGACCCTCAACGATGTACACGCCGCCTTCAGCACGTGGGCGCACTTCCAGGGGTGGAACATATCCGCCTGCCTTGATGTACGCGGCGAGTTCGTCGATACCCTCTTCGAAGGTTTGCCCGTCTTCATCAACAGCATCGGGCGACATATCGCGAAGGTTAAACCCCTCTTCGAAATGCAGGTCTTCAAGCTGAATCTTCATCGCGTCAGCACGACGGATGGTTTTGTCTTCAGTCATTTGGCGAAAGGATTTCATTTCTGGATCGCCCTCATAAATTCAGTGGCTTGTTCAAGCACATTGTCAGTGCCGTTGTAGAGAGTTGCACCTTTCGGCGCGTTCAGGTTGGCTTGCGGGATATCCGACTGCGGTTCGTCGTCTTCCTCACGGCACACGAAAGTAACGCGAGTACCAGCCGGCGCACGCTTACGAACACCCTGCTCGATTGCAGGCTTGGCCAGGCCGCAGATGTGTTGCCCGACATCCCACTGTGGGAAGTACGCCACAGCTTCATCAACGCAGGGTTTGCCAACCAAGCAATAAGTCATGATGAGCACGAACATTATTTCAGATCCTCCATTACCAGAATTACAGTGTTTTCAATGTTTACGCAGTTTGCGGTATATAGCCGCGTGCGGAATTCAGCCAAAGCTTGATCAAGTTCTTCTGGCTTGTATGAAGTTATTGCCCATCGGGTGTAAAACTTAGAAAACTTCACGATGGCAGTGCGAATAAGATCGCGATCTTCAACCAAAGCGCTCTTGAGGAATCTGTCATCTACAACTGAGTTGCTTAAGCTTTTACCGCAACCAACTTGTTGCATATCCGCAGCATTAAGAAGACCGTAGCGTTTATCCTTCGGCAACAGATCGTGGTTAATGCAGTAACTAACATCGGTGCGCGCATCACCTTCCCAGTCGAAGATGTAGCCGGTTTCGGAAATGCGCTTGATCTGATCGGCGGTGAAACCGTAGTCGAGGAACAGGATGCGAGCGTTGTCCGCTTCGTGCGAATCGCGGTCGTGCTTCGAATACTGCTCAGCGTCGGAGTATTTCTTGTCCATGTCAGCCACCCTGCGGGTTGTGATGTGTTGGTAGAGCGAACATTAGTACCTTATTAACGCCCTGTCAAGCACGCAAAAGAAAGCCCCTTTCGGGGCCTCAAGCTGCCAGCAGCTTCCTGGCTTCCGCGAGCAGTGCGGATGGTACATGGTTCGTCAGCATCCCCAGCTCGATAGCGTCGGCCACGATGTCAGCATTGCTGTTGACCACGCCTTGTGCCAAGACAGCTTCGCGCAGCCCGTCGCGCCCCTTGAAGTAGCGGTTGATGAGCCCGTCCGTCACACCGATCTTGTTGGCAACCGAAACCCGCGTGACCTTGGCAATACCGTGCTCAACGGCCTGGGCGTATGCTTCAGCCAAGATTGCGTTACGACGTTCACCAGGCGACATGCGCAGTGGGAGCGAATTACCCTCGGTGCTCATGGTACCAAGCTTAACGCCGTACTCCAGAACCTGGCGCCGGAACTCAGCAATGCCGCCGTAATGGTGGTTGATACCGTGGTGATAAACCCCGGCATGCGCAGTGGTGTTGCGGGTGGTGAGGTGATGAACCCCACCAAGCCGCTTAGCCAGTTCGTAACCCTTTTTGAGCAGCAGGGCTTTAGTGTCATTGGCCATTAGTAAGCCCTCAAAACGTTATTTATGGCCAGTCTACCTTGGTGTTGGTACATACGCAACGCCACCCCAGGGCAGCGCGATTTGCATCAGGTCGCCAGGCCGCGTGGCAAACATGGCCTTTCCACCACCAGCAACCACCAGCTCCAGCCAATTCAACTGCGCTTCCTCGCGCTCGATGTCTTTCCCGAAGCTCCAGTCTTCTTCCTTGCACTCGATGCTGGTGAAGATGGCCACGTCCTGCCCTATCATGTCCGGGGTTACGGTTACCGTTGTCCAGCCGATCAGATCAGCAGACTTCAACAGCTTGTTCTGCTTCTCGGAATCATTGGCCAGGCCCCAGCGCAAGCGACCCTGACCGCCTACGTTGTTGCGGAACAGCTGCATGCGATAGCGCGGGGCCTCCATCCTGATCAGCGATTGCTGGCGCGATTCACTGCCGGCTTCAGCAGCATTCACGGTTGCCTCACGCACGTTGATGCCGATCTGCTGTTCAAGGTCTTGGATTGCCGCGAATGGAATCCCCCACTTCGCCGCCCAGCTGCGCAGGATCATATCCAGTTACCATACAGAACGGCTTGGAAGAGCCGAATGCGCTCATCCTTCAGCATCAAATTCAGATGCTTGGCCAGCTCGGTGGCGGTCGAGAAACGCTTATAGAACGCCTGATCCTCGGTAACAATGAAATTCATGTCGCCTTTGCGCAACGATGCGAACAGTTCCAGATGACCGATGGGGTTGTGAGTATCAGCCGGCAACGAACCTTCAAGGGTGTAGCCGTTGCGCTTCAGGTGCTGCACGGTTTCGGCCAACTGCCCAGCCCCCACCAACATCAGTACGTCCTGATCCGTGGTCAAGGGTGGGGGTTGGCAGGTCACGCGTGAGCCAACAAGCCGGTAGTTGATGGCGTACTTCACCGGGTCATCGTCAACAGGTTGGTCGAATGGCGGCAGATCTGGTGTAGGACCGGCAGGCGGCTTGGTATAACCATAGAACGCATTGCGTGCTTCGACCGTTGCAAACACATGATCAACGCCGTTGCATGGGGTATTGATGCAGCCCTGGGAAGCGAAAGTGCATGGTTGTTCCAGAGGCTTGGGTTCTTGCCAGACAGGGGAAGGTGGGGGCGGTGCCATCGGCTGCGTCTTCGGCGGAATGGTTACGGTCGGGCACACGGGCTGCTCGGTCAAGACCAGGCCGGTGCCGTCAGTCGGGTCAATGTATGGGCGCGGCTCTGGAATGTCGCGTTGGATAATTTCAACTGACACACAAGTTACCGGCTCAACTGGCGAATTAAAATCCATGCGCAGACAGTCAACTGCGCTTTCTTCAGTCGGTAGTGAAGATGAATCGGGTTTGCTCCGATGCACCATTGCCATTCCATGCTTATCCCAGCTCGCCCACTTCCAGTCCCACGACAGACCGTTAAAGATATCTTGCTTGTTCATGCTGCGTACTCCGATGGGTTTTCGTCTGGGAAAGGTAGGCCATTAATAACGTACCCGTCAAGCGCCAATTTCGTCGTGATGCGATCACGCAGCTCCTTGGCATCTGGTGCGCTGAGGCCCATAGCAGCGAGAACATCAATCTTGAAGGCGTGGTAGAACCGCATGGCGCCAGCTTCAATGTCGTCCGACTTGGCCACGGTTCCGTACCAGCAGTCCATGACGTGCCGCAGGTTGCGCTGCTCCCGCTGCAATGCCGCTTGCGTCGCTGCGATCTTCGCGCCCAGGCCAGTGCCTTGTAGGTGCTTCGGTACGAACTGCGGGCCGTCAGCCTTGTTCGCAGCCACGCGCAGCAATCGCAACTCTTCGTCGCTGTACAGGTAGATGTCGCCGTCGAGCTGTGCCGGGCTGTAGCCGCCTTCGCGTGGTGCTGGCGGATCTTGGCGCTTACCGCACCAGGGGCACGTATGCTTGATGCGCTGGAACGGCTGCGCACACTTCTTGTTGTCGCAGACCCGCAGCGGGATAGAGTCGTCTGCACCACCACGTGCACGGCTCGCCAGGCTCCACAGCTTTTCCTGATCGGGTGGACCGTGGTGCCGGATGAGATTCCCCACGTGGTCATGAATGATACCCCTGGGCTTCTCGCTCTGCGCGATCAGCATACGGCGCTGTTCGGGGCTGTACATGTCCCAGGCCGCAGCCAGGATCGGGGAAATCATCAGGCGCAGCACACGCCCCCACTGCTGGGCGAACAGCGAGAATGACGCGGTGGCGCGGGCCATGATCACGATTTCAATTGCCGGCAGGTCGAAGCCTTCGCCGAACAGATCGACGTTCACCAACATCTTGAGTTCGCGGTTGCGGAACCTGCGCAGGATGTTGCGGCGCTCGGTCGGCGTATTGTCCGCAGTAACCAGGGCTGCGGGAACTCCCGAGGCGTTGAAGCGGTCAGTGATCTTTTGCGCTTCCTCGATGTTCTGTGCGAAGCACACCCCAAGCTTGCCACTGGCGTACTCAATGTAATTGTCCACCACATCGCCAACGATGCACTTGGACTTGCGCATGGCTTCAGCGGCTTGCTCTTTGGAAAGCTCACCGTTGGCGCCAACCTTCACGTCCGACAGGTCAAGGTCGTCAGGGTGGATGCCGCGATAGTAATAGTCCGTGAGGTAGCCGTTATCGATACACCAGCGCATGCCGGGCCCAAGCACCATATGGTCAACGATGCCATCAAAGTCACGACCCAGGCCAAGCCCGTCAGCACGGCAGGGCGTGGCGGTGTACAGCAGTCCGCGAGCATCAGCGTGCAAGAAGCTGAACGCCTTGCCCCACTTGTTCTTCTTCAGGCAGTGGTGCCCTTCGTCAATGATGCCCAGCGTCGAGCGTTCGAACCGGGAGCGCCAATCGCTGTTCTTGCCAATCACGGTATCCACGCTGGCGACGGTCCAATCGGCCTTACTCTGGTTGATCCAGCTGCGCCCGAATTCGTCAAAGTGATCGTCCTGAATATCGCGGATGGTTTCCCGCGACGCAGCGATGCTATGCACGATCCCTTCGCGTGCGAACGCCTTGGATATCTGCCCAACCAGCTCCTTGCGGTGCGCCATGGAAACACCCCAACCATTGTGATTCCTGGCCTTGTCGCCCATGCAAACCGTCTTGCCCCCACCCGTGGGTATCACAACCATGACGTTACGGTGCCCGTGTTCCCACGCTGCATCGGTGTCGCTGTTCGCTTTACTTTGGAACCCTCGAAGGTTCGCCATCCTTTCAAGCTCCCCTGAAAATAGTGTTTGCGTTCGGCGTTAATTATGCTTAGTCTTGCATCACATCACAACCCCAACCAAGGAAACAAAACCATGCAAATCTCGGTTACCTTCGATCCCGCCAAGGATCTGCAAGCCGCTGTGCAGGCGGCTGTTGCTGCCGTCTATGGCACCTCGGGAAACGCCCAGCCGGCGACTGCCGCTGCCCCAACTACTGCGCCGCCTACGGTTGCCGCCGACGCATCGCACCCTTCCCCGGCGACCAGCCCTGCCCAGGCCGCTGAAGCCCCAAACGCCGCGCCCACCCCTGGGACTGCCCCTACTCCACAGGAACAATCGGCGGGTGCTACGAATGCCCCTGCTGGTGTCGTACTCGATAAGGACGGCGTACCGTGGGATGCGCGCATCCACAGTAGCAGCAAGAAGACCAACGCCGATGGCCGCTGGGCCAAGCGCAAGGGCGGCGACGCCGACGAGCATGCCCGCGTGACCAAGGAACTGCAAAGCCTGATGGCCGCAGCGCCAGCGACCAGCCTGCCGCCAGGTGGCGTACTGGGAAACCCGACCAACCACCCGCATCAAGTCGCGGTGCCGGTGCCTGGGCAGCCGGACCATTTCGTGGTCCAGCCGTTGCCTGGCGCCCAGGTGACCGCTTCACCGGCCCCTCAGCAGCCTGCCCCGGTTGCGACGGCTCCGGCTGGGCTTACCGAACAACCCTTGGCGGTCGCGCCTGCGCCAACCCAACCTGCCCCGGCACCGCAAGGTGGCGCAATCGCCCCAATGCCAACCCTGGCGCCGATGCCCACGCCTCAGCCGATCGCCCCGCATGACTACGTGACCTTGGCCCAGTGGGTAGCGCAGAACCTCGAAGAGGCTGGCGGTAAGCTGAAGCCCGAGCACGTTGAGTGGTTCTGCCGTCAGTGCCAGATCGTAGACGGTGCCGGTGTCGGCCAGTTCGCGCTGGTTGCCAATCGTCCTGATGCGGTGGCATGGCTGTACCAATCGTTCGTTGCTCAGATCAACGCGGCGGGCTGATCATGGCAGACTCACAGTTCACAGCACGTCCAAGCGCTGCGGGCATGTGGGTCCGTTGCGGCGGGTACGTCAGCATGAGTACCCGCTACCCCGAGCTGCCAGGCGATAACGAAGTGCGCGAAGAAGGCATTGGCGCGCACTGGCTGGCGTACGAAACGGGGAACGGTCGCCCGCAGCCCAACGGCGTCTTGACCCCGAACGGGGTTGAAATTGACGATGAAATGCAAAGCGCAGTACGCGAGTATCTGGCGGTGCTCCGGGGCTGGGGTGTACAGGTGTATCTTGAACACACCGTGGCAATCCCAAGCATCCACCCGCAGTGTGGCGGCACCATCGACGCCTGGGGTTGGGACCCGATCAACCGCATCTTGTATGTGGGTGATTTGAAGTACGGATACAACCCGGTAGACCCGTTCGAAAACTGGCAGCTACTGTGCTACGTTCGCGGCGCGCTGGACTTCCTGCAAGCGCTTCACGGCCAGTTCACCGAGCATTTCAAGGTGCGAATGTACATCGTACAACCGCGCGGCTACGGGCATGACGTGGTCAAGGTTTGGCGTACAACCAGTGACAATCTGTACGGCTACATGCACACCTTGAAGCAAGCGGCGAAAGTGGCAATTGAAGGCAATGGCGAACTCACAGCCGGCGACCACTGTTACTACTGCTCGGCACGCAACAACTGCCCAGCATTGCAGAAAGCGGCATTGCAACTGATCGATGTGTCAACTGATCAGCACAGCCTGGAACTCACCAACGACCAGGCAGCAGCAGAGCTGCGCAGGATTGACCGTGCCATCAAGGTTCTGGAGTCCAGGCAAAGCGGGTTGGAATCGCAACTTGAGCACGCCATCGGCGAAGGGTACGTGCACCCGAACTTCGAACGCAGTGGCGGCAAGGGAAAGCTCGATTGGCGCGAAGGTGTGCACGCCCAAGTCGCCGCTCTGGCTTCGCTGCTCGGCAAGGAAGTAAAGAAACCTATTGCGCTCATCACGCCAACGCAAGCAAAAGGTCTGCTCTCTGATGAGCTGCTGGCCAACTACACACAACACAAGCCAGGCAAGCTGAAGCTTCGGCGCCTGGCAGATAACCACGCTGACAAAATGTTCAATCAGGAGTAAGAAAAATGGCTAAACGTCTTTCCCCCATCGGTCGTATCGTCCAGGGCAACCCGCTGAAAATGTGGCCTGTCATTGACGACACCACCAAGCAGCCCAAGATGAAAAAGGACAACAGCGGCCCACGCCAGCAGTGGTACATGAACGTGGCTTTCAGCAAGCAAGACCCTGATACCATGGCCATGGTTACCGAAATCTGGCAAGAAGCGGCCCGGTCCTTCCCGCAGTTCTTCCCTCAAGGTGTGCAGCCGACGCTGCCGAACTTCGGTTGCAGCCGTAGCGACTTCGCCATCAAGCTGGTTGACGGCGATGGCGTTGATCAAAACGGGCAGCCTCACGGTAACAAGGAAGGCTTCGCGGGGCACTGGATCGTCAAGGTCAAGACTGAAGCGGGGCAAATGCGCTGCTACGACGGCCTGAACAACAACGCCATCATCACCGATGAAGAACACATTCACACCGGCAAGTACGTCCGTGTGAGCCTGGACTTCACCGGCAACGGCTGGCAGCCTGGCCAGAACACCAAGCCAGGTCTTTTCATGAACCCGGACGGCGTGCAGCTGGTCGGCCACGGCCCAAAGATCCAGAATGGCCCGGATGCCAACACCATGTTTGCCCAACCCGCGACCGCTGGCTATGTGCCTGCCGGCATGAGCATGACCCCCGTGGCCAGCGCCTCGATGCCAGGCACACCATCGCCTCAACCGCAGCCCATGGCCACTGCGCCGATCTACACCATGACTGCGGCAGCCCAGGGCTTCACCCGTGAGCAGTACCACGGTCAGGGGTGGACTGATGAGGCCCTGGTCGCCAAAGGCATGATGACCATCAGCCAGCCGGCCCCGGTTACGCCAGCTCCACAGCCACAACCTATGGCAGCTCCACAGCCACAGATGATGCCACAACCCCAACCTGCACCGCAGCCTATGGGTATGGCGCCGCAGATGCAGGCACCGGCACCTCAGCCGCAGATGGCCCCAATGGCCGCGCCACAACCGCAAATCGCGCAGCCGCAGGCGTTTACCCAACCCATCGCGCAGCCACAGCGCACCTACACCATGACGCCATCCGCCCAAGGTTATACCCGCGAGCAGTGGCACGCAGCAGGGCAGACTGACGAAAGTCTGGTTGCTGCTGGTATGATGGTAATCAGCTGATCAACTCCCACCCACCAGCCCCGGCAAGCCCGGGGCTTTTATGAGGTTGCCAAAATGGGCTTCTATCCCCAGGCAGAAACCGACGTTGAATGCTACCGAAATTACTTTCTTATCAAGTCTTGGAACTACCAGTTTGAGGTGCGCCCGCACTGGCCGTTACCGTCAATGATGCCGCTGCGCATGTTCCTTGCCTCGCATGAGCTGGTCACGTTCAACGGTAAGAACTACGACGAGCCGATGATTGCAGCGTGCCTACACACGATAAGCACTCAACCAAACATCCATCCCGCGCAACTCTGCTCGACCATGAAAGCCTACAGTGACAGCATCATTGTTGGGCGCGTGCGTAGCTGGCAGTTCTACCGGCAGAACAACATTCAAGAGCTTTCGTGGCTCAAACACATCGACCTGTTTGAAGTCGCCCCAGGCGTGGGCATCGGCCTCAAGATGTACATGGGTCGAGCACACGCGCCGACGCTGCAAGACTTGCCAGTTGACCCATCAGCTGACCTAACCATCGCCCAAATGGATGGCATCAACCTCTACTGCGGCAACGACTTGGCGGGAACCAAGCTGCTCAAGGAGTTGATCAAGGGTCGTCTCGACCTGCGGCGCTCCATCAGCCAAGAGCTTGGCGTGGACGTGATGAGCAAATCAGACGCGCAAATCAGTGAGGCGACGATTATTGCCAAACTCGGCTACCGACCCGACAAGGTAACGTATCCTCACGGCTACCAGTTCCAGTACCAGGCCCCGGACTTCATCCGCTTCCAGACACCGCAGATGCAGCAGGTGTTGGTCACGGTGCTGAACAGCGTGTTCACCGTGAATGACGTTGATCAGATCCGCATGCCAGGCACAGACGATGAAGTCTTGGACGCCGACGGCAAGAAGATCAAAACGGGCATCATCATCCCTCAGGCTGTAGCAGCCTTACGCCCTACCATGGGCACCAGTGTCTACAAGTTCGGCATTGGCGGTTTGCACAGCCAAGAGAAATCCTGCTATCACCTGAGTGAACCGGGGAAGTGGTCCTTATCCGACCACGACGTGGCCAGTTACTACCCTTCGCTTATCCTGTTGATGGGGATGTACCCGAGCGCTGTTGGTGCGGCATTCATCGACATCTACCGTTCTGTCTATACCGAGCGCCTGCACGCCAAAAACATGGCCAGCAGCTGCAAGAAAGCCGGCGACAAGGACGGTGCGAAGAAATGGAAAACCATAGCTGACAGCTTGAAGATTGTACTAAACGGTGCATTCGGCAAGCTCGGTTCTAAATACTCCATCCTGTTTGCGCCTGAACTGCTCATCCGCACAACGATCACCGGGCAGCTTGCGCTGCTCATGCTGATTGAAAACCTTGAGCTGAACGGTATCCCAGTCATATCGGCAAACACTGACGGTATCATTCTCAAAACACCAGCCGGCTATGAGGCCCTGCGCGACAGCATCATCAAGGACTGGGAGCAACGCACCGGCCTGGAAACAGAGGAAACCAAATACAGCGCCGTGTTCAGTCGAGACGTGAACAACTACATTGCCTTCAAGCCCGATGGCTCGCACAAGGCCAAGGGCTGCTTCGGTGAGTCCGGGGTATCGCCCGAAGCCAGCCCGACTGGTAAAAACCCGGACATTGATATCTGCTCGGATGCCGTCATTGAGTACCTGGCGCGGGGGACGCCCCTGTTCACGACCATAAGGCAATGCCAGGACATCAGGAAGTTCCTTACCGTGGCCACGTGCTCGGGCGGCGGGTACTGGGAAGGATCAGGCGAGATCCTAGGCAAGACGGTCAGGTGGTACTACGGGCGCAACAGCACCTATGGGATACGCTCCACCAAGCTGCGGAACGGTCAGACGCAGGGGAACTTGGTTGGCGGCAGCATGGGGAGCGTGCCGTGCATGCGTCTGCCGGATAAGCTGCCGGATGATATAGACTATGGGTTCTACGAACGCGAAGCATACAAAATGCTTGGCACTCTTGGTGTTCTCACAAAGGTTGCATGAATAATGAAAATCAAAATTTTCGAAGATATTCAAATTAAGCTGGGTGTTCCGCTATTCGGTTTCTTGGAGGATGATGTTTCGTTCCTCCAGACCGGCGCTGTAGAATCGGTAAACGAAGATGGTTCCGAAGCTGCATGCGAAGGTGGCGGGATTTACCAGATTCTACGCCAGCCTGCAGAATCTTGGAGCGAACTGATGGAAGCAAAAATTGCGCGTGACATGGCGCTTCAAGCCAAAATCAGATGAGTTGCATGCCCGCAGCCTAACGCACTGCGGGCAACCTCCCTACAATGGTAAATCTGTGTCTCCTTCGTACCAATCCAAATGGTACTCAACCCGTGCGTCGCCGCTGCCCGTATTGGCAATGGTCACCAAGTAGGTCGTGTTCGGCAGCAGCAACCGTTCACGGCCTTGTAGGGCAGTTGCTTGGTTGCGCTGCGGGTTGTTGGTTGAGCCAAAGAAAACTTCCGGGTCAGTTCCATTGAACTCGGTCCCATCCGTTGTCGTGGTGACGTTCTTGGTTGCCGAAACGGTGGACGCCACGGGGTTGCGGGCGTTGTAGTTGTTGATGCTGAGGGGTGTGCCACCAGTGACCCCGGTTGGTGCCCTGAACAGCCGTAACACCACCTCTTCTGCGATGTATTGCAATTCCCGTAGCTTGATCAACACCGTCTTGGCGCCAGTCTGGAACAGGATTTTACGCACCGCGCCTGCTGGGATAACACCGCCAGTCCCAGGTGATACGTTGAACAGGCCCCAGCTGGCGCGCATATCGAATTGAACACCGTTCTTTACGTTCGCCTCAGCGTACCCTTGGGTAGTCATGGCTGCCAGGCCGCTGTACAAGCCGCTGGGCGTCGAATCAGTGTCCATCCAAGCGATAGGTGCCGCACCGCCAACAAGCCCCGTGAAAGTGATGCGCACGGCTGATACGGGCCCATCGACGCGCCCGCTTACCGGGCCGGCAGTGAGCGACAGGGAAGTGAACTTCGATAGGCTCAGCCAAGCGGTTGTGCCTGGGCGCCGGTACTGCACGCTGACAGTGCCGGCAGATGGCAGGCTTGTGAATGCGATGGTCAGTTGCGCGCTACCGTCAGCACCACCAGGGATTGGGAATTCCTGCGGCGTGGCTACCAGATCAAGGACTTTGCTTATTACCATTTCGGATCGCCTCATAGGACGCGTTGCAGGTTTTCAACGCGGCTGCCCTTTCGTCAGCTGCTCGCGCAATTTGTTCCGTAGCGTCGTCAAGCCTTGCAAGCACGTCGGCAAGCAAATAGGCGGTGGGTTCGGTTGGATCGCTTCCCTTGGTAGTGCCGGGATTGCAGGCGGTGACGGCGGCAGACTTGAAGTCGTTTTGCAGCCCGACAGAAGCAGCACCAGAAGCAAAGGAATCCTCGCGGATTTGTTTAAGCTCTCGCTCATGCACATCTTTGACAGTCTCCAGCGCCTGGGCGCGGCGTTGTTCTTCGGCGCGATAGGCCGATTCCGCAGCTTGTAAACCCTGCGCAGTGTTGGCCACAGTTTCGGCAATATCGCGCTGATAGTATAGGTGGGTAGGATAGGCGCCGCAGAGCACCCCGGCAACAAAAAGGGCCGCGTAAGCGACCCAGCTCGGAAGCCCTACCATTGCCGCATGTCTTCCAGGGCTTTGGCGTAGTTGACGGCGAACTTCTGCCGCAGCTTCTGGCGCTGCTCAGGGCTGCCGTTCCACCAGGCGCCAGGGCGCCACACGCGCAAATATAGCTTCCATGTGGCCTCAACCTCACCCAAGGCCGGTAAGCGCTCTGGATCGGTCCACATCAACAGCCTTGCGAACCCTGCGTCGAGGGTATCGTTCTTGGTTTGCAAGGCGACGTATACCGCGTCAACGGTTGATTCAACGCCCAATGCTTCGCACAGGTCGCGGCACGCTTGCCGGGTTGTGGAATGGTTGAGCACACCTTTGATGCCGCCACCCTTTTCGAACTGCCAGATACCCACGGCTGGGCCACCGACTTGTTTCTGCTCAAGGTTTGGGGCTTCTTGGTGCTGCATGGCCAGCAGCGGAACGACGACGCGCCCAGGTTGCTCTGGGCTTGGTGACATATGGCGGGGGAGAAGGGCAAAAGCGGCCTTCAACGCTTCAATGGGAGTCATGTGCGTGGCGTCTCTTTAGGTTGATGACGACCGCCATGTTACCACGCGCACGGATGACGCGAACTGCCACCAGCAGCGATAGGGCTGTGAGCCAGGGTAGATACCAGGCGTTCAGCTCTTCGCGCCAGAACATCAAGCTTGCCATGATGCTTGCCAAGCTGGCGCCAGCCAGACAGGCTGCGAGTGTTGAAATCCCCAATTTCCACCGAGCGTCACGCGGTCGATACGTGGCCAGCATGATGAAGATCACCGCGCACGCGGCAACTCGAATGCTCAGTAGCATGGTTTCAATCCCCATTCCCGTTGCCTCGGTTTCGAAGTGTTGGCAGTCGGTCCAGAAGGTTGCCAGCCCAGGCAGGTAAATCGCCGCGATTTTCTACCATGTACCAAACACTTGCAGCGATTACAGCCGCGAAGGCTGATACCAAAGATGCCACAACCATTGCTTCAGGGCTATATGGTGGCCCATCGCCATAGAAGAAAACCCCGGACCCATACCCAAGCCCCCAGCTGAATGCGCATAGTAAAGCAACATCAAACCAAGGTGTTTCTTTTGGCGGTCTTGTAAGAAAAAAGCAGCAACCGAACGAAGCTCCGATTGCTGCCCATGGGTGCATGTTCACCAGAATCATGCAAATTAGCCACGGTAGGCTTTTTGTGCAGTCGTTAAGCATTCACGTTCCTCCCCAGGACGGGAGAAAGTGTATCACCATTCGACGATTACTTGACCAGCTGCCCCGTTACCGCCATTTCCGTTTTCATTACCTGCCCCACCACCACCACCCGGTAAGGTTGCAGAAGAACCAGATGCGCCAAGATCCCCCGACGCACTGCCGGAGCCGCCAGGACCGCCGCCATTACCGCCGCCATATTTGGATACCGATCCTGGGTTGTCATGGCGAACACAACTACTCCCGCCACCTAAAGACGAATTGACTCCGCCAGCCGTAGCACCCGCACCGCCAGAGCCACCTTTCCATTGATCGCCACCCAACCCACCGGTTGCTGTAACTAATCCACCAAATCCGGATGCACCTCCGGCAGTGCCTGGGCCAGCGCTACCAGTTCTGCCGGTACCAGCTGCGCCAACAGTTACTGTAACGGTACTCAACCCAGTAAGGTCTACAAGTGCTTTTGATATACCTCCACCTCCACCACCGCCACCACCATTGCTAAATCGCGATGCGCCACCGCCCGCACCTATAACAGTCACGGTTGCTTTACGCCTACCGCTCTTCAATTCGTCAGGTACTGTCCAGTTGCTTACGCCAGCTGTGCTGAACACCGCCAATCCTTGTTCTTGACTGGTCCGGTCTTCATCCCAAGCCCCTGTCGTCCCTGGCTCATCGTTGTTGTTTGCGATGTTGGAACGCCACAACTTATCAACGTGGCGAACTTGGGAATTGATCACGTAGGGTGTTGCAGTGGCATCCCAGTCTGCGGCCCCTTGCTTCTGGATGATACCAACGGCTTGGGTTACCAGATAATAGAACTCGTTTGTTTGGTCCCGTGGCACTGGTTTATAAGACGGGTCAGTGTTTGGGCGCTCATAGTCAAACGTGAAACCAGCCGAGAACGATACGCTACCATCAGGCTGTACGGCGTCTGGAATACCAGCGCGGTCCCCTGCGCTGGCAAATGGGATAGTGAATGTTTTACCGGCCATTTATTGGAATCTCCCAAAGCTGCCGTTTTCAAAGTTTAAGTGCTCGACTCCGAAGCCGAACGATGGCTTGACCTGCACAATATAACGCACACCTACGCCCGCAGGACGCGGCAATAAATCGAATTTTTCAAGGATGAATCGAAGTTGGCTGTCTGGTTCAAAATTGAAAAAATATGTTGCGTACGTCATATCCAATGAGTCTATGACATAGACCGTACCCTGATCACCGAAGAGGGCGTAGAGGAATTCGTTGATTTCTGGTACGGCCCCACGGCTTGTCAACTGAAAATAGCGCAGCTTGATTACAAGGCGGCGCTGTTCGGTGGTAAGGGACTGTTCTCCCGTTTGACCTCGGGCGAAATTGCCGTTGTTGAAGTTCTTGTGGTTCGTCCCGAATCCGAAGGCCTCCTTATCACGCGAAGATTCAATGGTGCTCGATAGAGCAACCCCAAGGATGCGACCCCAAATGGACAGACCGAAGTCATTGGCGGTGTCCACGTTGAACACATCGCGGAACCAGGCAGACCAGAAATCACGCTGATTGGTATCAACCCAAGTTTGTTTTTGTCTGATGAGGCTTTCAAGGACTTCGGCTTTATTGTGCTCCCACAATAAAGCCTTTAGCAGGTTGGTACTAAAGTCAAATTCTTGTATGGTGCTCATGCTGGAACAACCGTAATGGAGGCTTCTGTAATCGTGGCAACCTGCTGAATGCTAATGGGAATGTCCATGGCTGCATAGTTTATGCCATCTGTCGATAATTCCACCTTTGTAACGAATATTCTTGGTTCAACCTGATTTATTGCACCTGACAGTTCAAAGGGCGACACAGAGCCGCCAACTACAAAGCCAGCGTCACCTTCAAGCTCACCGTTTGCGTACTGCATGATTGCGTCACGGATGATGCTTTGGCCATCCAAGCCATTGAAACGCGCGGTCACCTTGGCGAACACCGGTACTTCTACAGCTCGGTCGAACTGCACGGTGTAGCTCTGGCCGCTGAAAGGCTCGACCACCGAAATCAATTCAGCGCCATTCCACCCACAGCCCAGGGATTTCACCCGCAACAATACTTCAGCGACTTCGGAATCTGTACCACCATTTACACACACGTAAATGCTGTGAGGCTTGAGCGTAACCCCATCAATCACAGTGCTTACGTTGGTCACGTTCTCGCGTACGGTCACGGACTGCACGCTGTCGATATCGTTCAGCCAGGAAATGATAGCTTCAATCAAGGCCACGCTTTGCAGAGCTAGGGTTTGCAGTCGGCGCCTGCGGGCAGCTGCGTCACTCTCTTCTACAGCCCCGAGAGCTGCGGCAGTCGGGTTGTTCACCGTTTCCCAGCCAAGCACGCTGGTAGCCAAGTTGACAAGCTGGTTGGCTGGGGCTGCGATGGGGCCAAACAGGACAGATTCCATGTCAACCGTTGCTTGCCCCGCATCATCAAGAATGACTGCGGTTTTCGTGCGGAAGGTTGCGCCTGTATCCTGAACAGAGGCCAGCGAGTACTGGGGGATAATGGTTGACGCGCGGCCCCCGAGCACCACCCCGGTGATCACCGAGCGTACGGCAGGACGCCGTTTACCACGGGTCAGGGACCATATCGCATCAAGGAAGATGCCGCCCGCGATGTCTGGGTTAATCTGATTGGCCAGGTCCACGTTATTGCGCACCATGGCGTCGCGGTTCTCAACCTCAGCAGCAATCAGCGCACCCTGTGGCGTCTCCGGCGATGTCACCAGATCCGGCGCACCCGTGGCCAACCTGTATTCGGCTTCAACATCAGCCAAAAGCGTGGCGGTATCAGGGACCACAAGGCCGAGCGGGGTTATGTATTGGTAGTTAGCCATTGACTGTCGTGGTCCCTAAATCCGTTCGAATGTTGGCAGTGTAAGACAACACGCCGTCGTCAAGCTGTGCGTCGAATGATAGCACCTCAACCACCTGCGGCACACGCAACAAGGTGGCTCTACCGGCTGCCTCAAACTGCGCAATGTTCGGCGTGCCTGCCCACAGTACAGATTCATAAGGGATGCCGTCAGGAAGGGCTAGGAACATCTCCCCCTGACGTGCTTGCATGAACTGCGCGGCCACCTGGGCAATCCCGGCAAGACCGCTGATCAACGCCATATCGCCGCCGTTCGTAAGCTGCAAGTCGTTCTTGCTGTTGGAAAGGAACGTAATCATGGTATCGGCACCCCGGTGTTGCTAATTGGTCCAAGTGGAGCAGTTGGCGAACCAGCGTGGTGATGTGTATCACCAATGTTGATGCCATTGTGATACAGCCCAGTGGCATCAAGGCGTAGCACCTGAGCGCCAACGCGCAGCTCTATGGCGTCATCAGCCAAGGCTATGACATTGGTGCCGTCAACGCTTTGAAACACAGCGTTGTTAGTGTCGCCGCCCGCTATCACCCAGTCCTTGAAGGTGTCTGGAAAGAACACAGCATCGCTGAATGAATGCAGGCGCTTGGTGTTTGGCCAGTCCTCACCGCCCTTGGCTTGCATGACCAGCGATATATCACGGTCGTTGGCCACGATCCAGCCTTTGTCGCCAGGCTTGAGCGGGAAGCGCATAAAGAATCCACCGCCACCAAAGCGCCATACCGGTGTATTCGGCAGGGTGGCGCGGGAAACCTTCTGGCCTCCAGTGGTCCCCATCATGACTAGCGGCTTTACCGTGGCGCGGTTGGTTGCATCGTCGTAGGACACTACTTCAGCCGGCAGCATCCCGTCGATTTCATCGCGGATGAAGCGCGATAGGACACCGGCCATAATTGCCGACATTTCCCCTTGGGCCGCTTGATCGCTGTCAGGCTTGTTGATTTCAGTCATAGCCGAGTGGTCGTCGCCGTATAGAAAAATGGGGTTTCGTGACTTTGCGCATCAAAGGCCAATTGGGTGATCAGGTAGTCTCCATTGAGCGCTGGGTTCAGCTTGCTCTGTATGCGCAAGGCGCCTCCCAATACGGTATCAGGGTCGATCAGGAATTGCACCTTGACGCCCTTCTCTGTGGCCTTGGGGATGCCTACCATGCCGGTATCTTTGCTGAGGATGCGAACGCGCCCGCTGAGGGGTTTCCCAGCGTCCTTGACCACTAGCCTATCATCGTCAATATAGGCCACCACGCCGCCCATTTCTTGAAGCTTGTTCACCTGCTTGAGGGCTGCGCCGTTGTGCGCGTAGTTGCCAATGTTCTTGTCCTGGGCCTGGAAATCCAGCGCCAGACCGAGGTCAGAAGCAACCTTTGACGACAGTGCAGACAGGCGACTGTTTGCGCCACCAGAACCGGCAATCACGTTGCCAGCCTGGGCGTTCTGGGTCTTTGCCTTGATGGTGATATCAAGGTCCGGTGGCGCGCTTGGTTCGCTAGAAACGATGTCACCAACGAACAACTTGAACAAACCCGTGGACACCCTGCCAACTTCAACGATGATCCGCTTTGGGGTGCGGTTGTCGTTGAATGGGCTGGTTTCCGTCAGGATGTAATTGCGCGTATCGGTCGCCAAGCCGCTGATGACCACGGTGCAATCGTTCTGCGTTGGGTTGGCGTACTTGGTGCCGTTGACCTTTACGCGCAACCCTTCGTAGTACTGAATGCGACCCGATATTTCAATGCCAACACGAATGCGCCGCAGATCAAGAATCATATTTCGTCAATCCCCACTTCCCATCCCAACGTTGCCACGATAGCAGCGGAAGAATCAGTAAACGCCCCTGCCTGACCGCGCATTGCTGGGCGAATACCAGTAGCTGTCACTTGATAGACTTTACCAAGTGGGAACTGGGTCTGCACAAGTTCTTGTGTTCCGCCCGCAGCGTCGTACACGCTGATAGGCGTTGGTACTGGGGTTTTACTGTACGGGTAGCGGAAAGGCTGTGTGGGCGCTGCAATCAATTGGACTGCTGTGGTAGCTACGCCAACGCGCCCCCGCTGTTTCATTTGACGTGTTGGTACAGATGCGTTTTTCGCAGTCGGATACAGAAGATATGTTCCGGCAGGGCCGAATACATTATCAACAATCAGGTAATTCGAAAGGAACGTCGCATTGACAGATTCGTCAGCAAACAGGAAGCATTGCAATGCTACTGGAGCTTTGAGTACATGCACCTCATTCATGAGTACGCTACACGGTACAGTTGAACCGCGAGCACGCATGAACACGGCTTTAGTTGATCCTGTAGCATTTGGCAATTCCCATGTATTGCCCCGCAGTATCAAATCCAACGCTTCTTTTTGCGTATTACTTGGGCTTATATGGACTATTCCAAAAGCCCCACCGTCCCCATAGCTTATGAATTTGTTATTTTCCAAGGTATAAGTACCGCCATATACCTCGGTGCCATACACGCATTCTCCTGAAACGCTGGTCACACCATAAATTGTACTATTGCGTATAGATACGTCGCGCCCTTGCATGATAGCACCGTTGGTAAAGGTGCATGATTCGTATTTTACATCATCGCAGTTGCCATGCATGTCGCCTGCGCCAATATCATTGGTTATATCTACGTTACTTGCATGCACACCAATCATAAGAACGTGACGGTTAGGTACGCAGCAAACGTCATCCATGCCACCAAGGGCCACTGCATGTCTTGTTGCGGCAGCATTGGTTATGGCCACAACTACGTTGTGGCAGTTGGATATTGTTATACCGTATTCGTCACCTACCGCAGGGGAACGATTAGGCGATGATACGCTCTGGAAAGTCACGTCAAAGCTGCGCTCGATTTCCAACCCGGTATAAAGATCTATACCGGACGCAAAATAATTACTTACTTTTACAGTATCACCAAACAAAACTTTGAACGGTGCAATACTGTAAGTTTTTGAAGCTCCGAATCGAACATTTTCAACAACGCATTTCACGCCACGTAAACGCCATACCTGCACGTTAGCCGCGACATAACCGGAAGAGCTATCACCATAAAACAAAACGTTGTTTCCGGTTATAGAATGCACTCTCCACATTTCACCGGCGTAATACGGGTTGCGGTCAGTTAGCCATGAGCCCGGCGTTGGGTTCCACACGATAAGCACGTCTTCTGGCAGAAGGTCAGGCGCTGCCAGAAAATTCGCACTTCGCGCACCTTTTGAAATGTTTGATGCTAAATCGCCAATTCTTACCAAAGATCCTTGAGTCACCAGAGCGCCATTGACATTGGCGCTCTGGTAGTCAACGAAAGAATCGTACCCGTCGCCTTCGTAAATAACATTGGTGGTGCGCGTATTGCCTTGTGTTGGCCTATAGTGTCCAGCGGGGATACGAACTCGACCAGTATTTGCATTCAGTGCTGATTGAATACCCGCCCAATCAATATCTTGTGTTAGGCTTGTTACGAAAGGGTAAACAACTTGAGCCTGAGCAAGCGTGCTGAATCGCTCACTAAGCAAATGGATATCACCATCACCAATAGCACCATGAACTTTGATATCGGCGACTTCATCCAATATTTGTGCAAGATTGCGAGTCTTGTACAGGATATGAAGCGCTGGTATATCAATTGTTGCTGCTGCAATGATTTGGTTGAGCGTAACCGAACGACTTGCACCGCCAGCCGTTTCAATTTCAAATAAAGCAGTGGCCAAAAGATTTGGTTCTGCGATAAGGTCGCTAATGCGGTATGCCATAATCAGTCACTCACTATGCGGAATTGACCATCAGCGGTTATGCGCTGTTGGAAATCAGTTGTTATGCGCCAGTTCAGGTCAAGAACCGTGGATGGCCAACCGGCCAAATCAGGCCAGTTGTACGGCGGTGGCCCCAGAGCTGCAATTTCATCAGGGGTGGCATAAACCAACAGCTGCCCCGTGGAAAACTTTTCCCAATCAGGCAAGTCGTCATTATCGGTCAACAAGATGAAGTTGCCAAAAATTGCCAGCTGGCGGTACGGCAGTACGGGTGTTCCGGCGACAATACGCTGACCCAAAACCACGTCCTGTTCGTTTAAACTAACATCAGCACACATGCAATCGCGTGCTGCCTTGATGCGGAAGCCCCAGCGGTTGCCGTCAAGGGTGACAGTGAATGACTGATTGGGAACGCTGGCTAGCGGTATGATTTGCATTAGTTGAAAATCCCATAAGCCACGGATGCCCTGCGCTGCGTGCTGCCGTCAGCTGGTGCTGTAGTGCTCTGCTGGTTCCCCTTGCTCACCGTACTGGCCTGCTTCTTGTTGGCCACGCGGGACGGCGGTAAGGTTCCGAATTCCGGCTTCACTACGCGCAGCTCTTGAAGTTTCACCGTGACGGGTACTGCCTCGCCGTACTCAGGTGTCTCATCGTGCGGCATTTCGATAATCATCATGTCGCTGTAGCTGCGCACCTTGGTCTGTACGATCAGATTACGACCGTCAATAAAGGCGTTCCGCAGCTGTTCGAAGAGCGCCCGCGTATCATCTGACAGCAGCACCGGAAGGTCAATGCTGACGGGGTCGATAACGCGGTGGTCGGTGCGTTGCGTACCGTCCTCAACCGCCCAATTCGTGAGCTTGGAAGACTCACGAACGGTGGCTGTCATGATGTTGGAACCACTGAATAACGGTTGGAAATTATCGGCGTCCAAGATCGCGACGATATCCTGGCTCGACTGGTTTACGCCGGGTTGCGTGGATGCCATTAGCGGTCTACTCCGTTTGCGCTCTCACTGTCCATGCGCGCCAGCTGCTGCTGAAGCTCCGTCCCAACTCCATTGGCCACGCCTTGGGCGTCGGTGGCCTGGGTCTGCACATTCACTTCACCGATTTGGACGTTGGTTTCTTTGCTGCTGGCGGCAACGCTGTTGCTGATACTGTTGCTGGTCGTCGAGTTCAGCGGTGATGTGGCGGCATCGTTGATGGCCTTCTGGCTTGCTGCAACACCCTGTGCCGCATCCTCACCGCCGCCGATACCGAAGAAGCCTGCGACGCTGTTCACGCCTGCCGAAATCTTGTCGATACCCTTGGTCACGAAGCTTAGCATTTGCTGGAAGCCTTCAGTGATCATGTTCCAGACGCCGACTATCACCTGCCCCATGAACTTGAAGGCGTCAATGAGGCTGTAGACGATATCCTTCACAATGGGGTACTTCTCGAAGATCTGCCCGATCAGCGAGTCATTGCCATCTATGAAGTTCATCACATCGTCATAGGCCAAGGCGAACAGAGCGGCCACGGCGGCGATAGCGGCGCCCATCGCAATGAGGGGCCAGGTGGCCGCTATGGTGGCTGCCGCTGCACTGATCATCGCAGGTAGATACACCGCTGTGATGATGGCCGCTACGGCCCCAAAGAAGCCCACTATAATGTCGCTGTGCTCACCCGCCCAGTCCACCAGCTTGGTGAGCCATTCGACCGCCACGGTCAGCGCAGGGATCAGCGCAGTCATGAAGCCAGTACCTGCGCTGTCGAGCGACCCGCGCAGCCGGTTCATACCCTCGGTGAACTGCTTGGCCTGTTCGGCCTGCTCCTTGGTGATAACCCCTTGATCCTTCTGCACCTGCAATAGGCGCTCAAGTTCCTTGCGACCCTTCAGCACCATTTCCACGGTGCGGTTATCGGTGATACCGAGTTCTTTGATACGAAACACGGCTTCGGATTTGCTCAACCCTTCAACCGCAGACGACAGATCAAGCAACGTGGCAATCGCGCCCTTGGTGTTACCCTCGGCGTCCTTCAGCCCGATCTTCAGCGCGCCGAAGGCCTTGGCTGCCCCGCTCTCGGTGTCAGACAGCGCCTCACCAACCTTTTCAGCCATATCCGTGAGGGAATCCCGCGCACCTTGGGCATCGCCTCCCAGGGCCGTTGCAGCGCGCCCAAAGGCATCCACCTGTTCAACGGATTCGCCAAGGGCGTCGGCGGTCTGGCTGATGGCAGTGATGTCAGCGGCCTTGGCAATCGTGCCGCTGATGATGGCGCTTGCGGATACAGCTGCACTCAGCGCACCAACGGCCATGGCGGCGAAGCTGGAGAAGGTTTCACCGGTCTTGCTGGCCTGTTGGTCGGTTTTCTTCAGGCTGTCCAGCAGTTCATCAGCGGATTTTTCAGAGCGCGTAAGGCCTTGATCAAGGCTACTGGTGTCGGCCTGGAACACGCTGAGGAAAGTGTTTAGCAGCATGGGCACCCCACATAGTGAAACGGGCCACTATCGGCCCGTTTTGTTCTTGCTGTACTCGATGGCTAGGCGCTCATTATACCGGTTGGTGATAACGATTTCCCAAAGCTCAAAGGCCTCTTCGAGGTCTATTGTGGTTTTGAGTTCGGTGCGGCTCGCAAATCCCGCGCTAATGATGGCGGCAAAGAATCCATCAGCGTTTGGATAGTCAACGGAAGGTACTTCTTGATCAGAGTTTCTACCAAACCGGACGGGCCGCCGTTCCCGAAAAAACTGGTGTTGTACTCCAGCATCGCGAACTCAAGGCGCAGCAGCTGTTCACCGTCAGCAACGTGGTTATTGATCAGGTCCGCAGTCGTCAAGCGCTGCACACCGCCGCTGAGCTGCACGCCAACGTAGGACATCAGCAACTTCATTGCGTCCGCGCTGGCCTGATACTCGCCCAGTTTTGGGATGTTGCTCACCGGGTACTTGGCCAGAATCTCGCGTGCTGCGACAGCCGGCAGACGCGAGATAATGAAGGTTTTGAGGTTGCCGTCAATGTCCTTGAGTTCAACCTCTTTTGGCTTGATCAGTTCCATCATTCAGGCGCTCGCGTGACTGCGATATCTTGGAATGCCCACGCATACGGCTTGGACTTCAAGCGGCCTGCGCTGGCTGCGGACTTACCAGGCGCACCGCTGAGCATCTTGCCTTTGCTCAGGGTGACGGTAGAGCCATCGGGGTAGTTGCCCACGATAGTAATAACGTCACGGGCAATGCGCTTGCCCTGTGCTGGGCGGTTGGCCTCAAACAGAATCGACAGGTTGTTGTCGCCTGGGCTGCCAGGAATGGCGTTGATGGTCGGTAGGATGGGCGCCGGGGCGCTCCAAGTGACCAACGAACCATTCACGTTCATGGCAGTTGCGGCGATAACCAAAGCTGGCATGTCGAACGGGTCGGCATCATCCGCGAAGTCGGTGAAGGTGAAACCGTTGGGAAAGGTTTCGCTCGCGGTAATGGTGAGCGAAAGGCCTGTTACGCTGATGTCATCCATTGCTCAGTACCTTAAACGAGATTGTGGGAGCCTTCGATCTTGCGAACGACGTCATTTTTGCTGTACGCCAGGGTGTAGACCGCGACATATTCGGTGATGTTGCTTGGGCCGGTGACGGCGACAATCTGCACATCACACCAGTAGCCTGCTGTCTGCACTTCGCGCCATGCATCAGGGTCGCCAGTGAGCTGCGTTACCGCGATCTGCTGGGCAGTGGTGAGCACCTTCCCAACGCTGATGGTGCCGTTGGTCTTGGCTTTCTCGATACCTTCCTGAAGCACCGCACGGATCATGCCGCGACCATCGTCATTGGCAGGAATCTTACCGACGCTGATTTGCAGGCTCAGGAAGCGGGCCAGCAGGAACGCTTTCAACCACTGTTCATTGGCGTGCACGTTCATGTCGAGCGGTGCTGTAGCTCCACCCATCAGGAAGCCGCGTTGGAAGAACGCAACACGCTGCCCAGCGCTCGACGTATCACCGTAGTAGTTGGCGCGGATCGGGTCGAAGGTGTTGGCTTCAGCATCCGTGGTCACGTCGGCGGTGAACGGGCCTTGGCGGTACATGTAGTTCACAGTGGCATTGCGGCGGTCGTAGTTGGTCGCTGCCATGATCGCAGCCGGCAACGATTCCTTGTACTCGCCAGCGGTCGCATTGATGACCACGCCAACCGATGCCAGGGCTTGCAGGGCCGCGTAGAAGTCCTGGGCGTTCGCTTTGGTAGCAGAAATCAGGAACATGTACTTCACGTTCAAGGCCGCGTTGTACTGCGCAACTTCCAGGGCCTGTGCAACCGTGACAGTCGGGTAGCTGAAAGAACCGAAACTGTCGGTGATCTGCTCAACCGCTTGCAGTGCCTCCAGCGGCGTTTGGGCCACGGAGCCAGGCGAATCGATGGCCCCGGTGATCCAGCCCATCGCCGCACCGACATCAGTGCCGCCAGCAGCCGCAGCCACGCCAACAGCGGCGTTTCCGGTGGCACCGCCAACCAGATTGAAGGCACCCCCAACCGCGTCATAGCTGACGACAGCGGCGGTCCAGTCGGCACCCCCAGCAGTGTGCGCACGAATCGCAGTTTGCACCGCTGAGGCAACGTCAGCCAGGCTCGCAGCCGCCGACAGGTTGATGCCGGTCAACTCGAAGGTTTCGGCACCGAGAGTCAGGTTCAGATTACCCGAGCTGATGGCGGTGAAAGTCGGCAGGCTGTAGGAACCTTTGGCGCCGAAGATGCGGGCGGCGCGGGCGACATCGGCCCAGGGGGCAAAGCGCAGTCGTTGTGCCTGACTGACCGGCGCAGGGCTGATGTAGGCGAAATACTGGTTCGCGAAGATGGCTTCAGGGGTGCTGTTGCCAAAGTACGGGCCGGCGTCGTCCTTATCCATGGTGATCACCGCGTCAATCGGCACGCGTGGGTCGGTGCTGAAACGCAAACCGATAAGTTCGCGTTGTGCAACCGCTTGCGCTCCGATCACGCCGGACGTGATCGCTACATAACGGTCAATACTGATGGGCATGTTGACTCCCTCTATACACGGGTTTGCCTGAATTCGAAACGTTCGGTTGCAGGATCTTTGCGGATTATGGAGCGCAGATTAGACACAGTAAAGTCAAAGCTTGGGGAAGCTTCAAATTGGTTCTGGTCATTTGTGAAGAACGGGCAACGCACATCGGTAATTCGCTGAACCCCAGCACCACCCTGGCGCAACTTGTCTATGAAGCCGCGAGAGTTCATGACCATTGCAGCCATACTCACCAGATCATGCGGCGTGGGTATCGTCGTATCGGTTGCCTGCTGCGGCAGCAATGCAGAAAACTGGAAAGTCTGCTGCATCCACTGGCGTTCAGTGTATGTGATGTTGCCTTCGTCTGGATCGTACTTACCATCGCGACCTTGCCACCCATAGCGCACGCTGGGAAGCGGGAAGTAGTAAATGATCGGGCCATTCTCACGGCCCTCTTGTGCTGACTGGAAACTGGTTGCGACCAGTACAGTGTCCCAGGGCGCGCCCTGCAACGCCAGCTGGTCCAGCAGGGTCAGGCGAATAAGCTCCATCAATTCGTTGTCGGTCATGCTGACGGCCCAATGTCGATGCACATCACGCCGCGCCAGCCGTCGATATCAAGCCAGTCGTTCGCGGCGTCTTCCACTTGGTACTTGCGACCACCTCGGATGATCAAATCGCCAGCCTTGGCGCGCTCCACGCCGTCAACACCGGCACTGACATAGAGCACAAAATACTTTTTCGCCAGGTCAAGACCCAGTTGCTGATACTTAGCTTGGTCCAGGGGCTGCCACGATCCCCAAAGTGCAACCGGGGTTTCGTAGTTGTTGATCCAGTCCCCGCGACCGTTCTGTGTACGACTGGCAAACTTGTGCCACTCGACGCCCTGCGGCGCAATGACGGTGAGTGCCAGTCCGAGAAGGTTAGAACCTGGGATCATTTGTTCACCACATCGTTATTCACCTGGCTTATTAGATACCCGGTATCTACCAGGGGCTTTGTTGATACGCCCGGCGACTTCTTGCGGCTCTGCCGTGCTGCGATTGTGGCGTCTGATAGAGCGGGGCTGTTCACCGCGCTGATGGCTTCCTGCACGCCACCTGCAACGCTCTGTCCGAACTGCTCAAGCATGGCGTCAACCGTCAAGCGGCCTTCCATCACAGCGTTTGCACCTTTGCCCAGCAGTACAGCCCAATGCGCGGCTTTGCCATCCGTTGCGGGCCTGAAGAAAGGGCGCGGGGGAATGTTCCCCTCTGCATACCCAAATTCCTGAATCGTGGCCACGTACGCAGCTGGTGTACCGTCAGGGTACTTGGAATGCTCGAAGAACCCCACGCGGGCTTGGCGGCGTTCAAGATCACGGATCGCCCTCCGCAGCTCAGCGGTGCCGGGTCCACTCTGGACGACCTTCACCAGCGCCGCCCACCGCGTGGGAACAGACCACCGACCGAGCGGAAAGCCGCACGCTCTGGCGCACCGCCGATGTACAGGCCACCTGCCGCGCAGCGGCTAAGCATCGCAGCGAGCTGAGAACCGTAAGGCGTCAGGTACAGCCAGAACGTGAAGGGGTCTTTGCCTGGCGGCGCTGCGAGCGTCACAGACACCTTGTCGATGGTAGCCGACACCACAGGCCCAGTGGCACCACTGCCGGCTTGTTCGCGGGCACCCAAGGTTAACAGGTGTGCAACCATCAACTGCAATTGCAGAGTCTCACAGCCGCAGCCATTGGACGACAGCAGGCAGGCCGCTTGATCGGCAGCCGCCTGGATAGTCGCGTCAGGATAGAGAACTTCGGACGCGAAGGCAGGGAACGCAGCACGGAAAGCGGCAATGTCGAATTCTACGGCCATGTTCCCTGCTCCTTACTTGGCGCGGTTGCGACGGTTGCTCACCGGGGCTTCCACCTTCTCGTTTTCGAAGTCCTGTTCCACCAGCGGGGCCGAACCATCGCGACCGGTCATATCAGCAGCCACGGTTTCAGGGTCAGCCTTGGTGTTGCTGATGGTGATGAAGCCGTTGGCTTCGTGAATCTGGAACATCTGGTTGCCCTTCAGGATCGCCAAATCTTCTTCGGTGATTTCGGTCACCATGCCGAGCGGCGTCAGGAAGTGCTTGCCTGCAACGTTGGCCTTACCGGCGATGTTGATGGTGTGCTCCACCTGCGGCACTTCGGTGCCCTTCACGTACTGAGTGTAGGCTTGGTCATTGCTGAGAGTGGAGTAAACGTAGACTTTCTTGCTCATGGTGTCAGCCCTATGAGTTTGATGGGGTTTGGAGCTATAGAGTAGCGTAAATAAGGCCCAACAAAAAGCCCCACAACTCAGGCGGGGCTTTTTGCACAGCAGACCGTCTTACAGCGCAGAGTAACGACGGATCGCGAACGGACGCTTGACCATGACGCCAGCCATGGCGTTGGTGTAATCCTCGACGTACGACTTGGCACGTTTCTCGGTGCCCAGCGATTCGAAGCGCGAAGGAACCATTTGCACGATCACCTTACCATCGTCGGTGCTCTCATCGCCTTCCAGGCTGTCAGCCCATATGTAGGCCACGTTGGCGCCGCCGTTGGCTGCGATGAACTCCGGCGCGGTGACGATGCGCCCGCGTGGGTACGTGGTGCTGAACCAGCTTTGAACACTGGTGACACCGGTCGCGTCGGTCACACCCAGGTAGTTCTCGTAGCCCAGCGGCAGAACGATGGTGAAGTCGTTGCTTGCTGGACGGAAGGTGCCACCAGAGCTGATGGTCAGGTCGGTGACGAACTTGCGGATGTCGGCGGTGATTTCCAAGAACGTCTTGGTGGCCCAGGTGGTGCCGCCGACGCCCGCAGGCACGTTCACGTAGGCCGGCAGGTTCGGTTCGTTCAGCAGCCCGTAGGTGCGGGTGTCTGGGACGTTGAAGCCGAAGAAGCCGATGCGGTTCCGCTGGATGTCGAGCGCCAGCGCGACAGCTGCACGTTTCTCCGGGGCCATCGAAATGTTGGCCTTGGCGGCGCGCTTCTCTTCCAGAATGCCGACGTTCGCACCCAGTTCCAGGCGCACGATGGTGCGGCGTTCGTAGGTGGCGTTGTAGTTCGCGAGCGGGATGTTGCTGGCGTCGCCGTACAGCTCCGGCTTACCGGTCAGCTCGCTGAAGGTCTGAACGACCTCTTCGTCTTCCCAGCTACCGATGGTCTGCACGCCCAACAGTTCATCGATCACGCGAACTTGGGTCACCTGGCGGACAATACCAACCATCCAGGCTTGCAGAAACTGTGCAGGTGTACCCAGGCTGCCGGTTGCTGGGCCGACCAGCGCGCTGTCCATCGCGATTCCTGCGGACTCGATAACGTTGTCCACGTTGATGCCGATGCTGCGCAGCTGATCCGCGATGGTCTGAACGTTGGCTTGGTTGATCGCCCCTAGCAGGGACAGGGGGCCGCGTCGTGCAAGCTCACGGCCAAGGATACTGCTGTGGATGGTGCTGCGCATATTCGCGGCTCCTTAGTTGGTCAGCTTGGCAACGGCCAGGTATGCACCTGCTGCCGTTGGGGATGCGTTGTGGCGGTAGGTGACACCATTGGGCACCAAGGCCTTGCCAGCGCCGGGGGTCTGAGGATCAGCTACCCAGTCGAGCGCACCGGTAGTGGTGTCGTACACCAGATAGCTGATTGGGGTCAGCAGCGCGGCAGCCGTGGTCAGCGAAACGTAAACTTCACCCATGATCATCAATTCAACTGGTGTGCCGTCAGCTACGACCAGGCTTTCAGCCAAGGTGCCACCAGCAGCAGTGCCATTGAGCACGTGGGTTTTAGGGTTGATCAGGATACCGGCGAAACGACCGGTGCCGCCAGCACGTACGTTCTCGACGCCGGTTTGATCAGCGTTGTACGTGAACGCTCGACCAACTACGTTGTTTGCGGCACCTGCGTCAGAATTGAGTACGGCGGTTGCCACGCGGGTTGGGCCGTCAAAGGCGATTTCACCCACAATGCCCGACTTGAGTTCGGACAGAACCGAAGTTTGAAGAGCCATTATTGTTTCCCCCAGGTGCCGAGCACGTCGGTTGGTTCGGTTTTACCATCCATGGTGTTGACCAGGGCGCGCTTGTGCGGAACTTCGCGACCATGCATCCAGGCCTTCAGGGCGCCCAGTTCTTGACCCTTGACGGTAGGGATACCGAGCTGCTTGCAGCCGTACTCTGCGACCTGCCCCGTGGTCATGCGGGCGCTGTCGAAGGTGCCGACGAAGTTGCTGAGGTTCTTGGCCAGGTCGTCACGCTCGGCGATGCTGTTCACCAGAGCTGCATCCATGCCGGTTTGAGCGGTCTGGAGCTGAGCAACTTGGGTGGTCAGACCCTTGAGCAGCTTGCTCATGCTGTCCATCGCAGCGGCGATTTCAGCCATCTTCGGTTCTTCGTCCTTGGCAGCACCGGCAACTGCTGCGGGGTCGGTGTCGGTTGCGGCACCTGGCAGTTTCGCCGGATCTTCGTCGATGACTTCTTCGGTAACAGCCGGTGTGGCGCCAGGCATGGTAATGCCCAGTTCCGCCAACGCAGCTGCCATGTCGCTTTGCTCTTTCAGAAGCGGCTTCAGCTTGGCGAGCAAGGATTTGATATCCTCGGTGCCTGCGGGATTTTCTTCAGCCATGGGGCCAAACTCCTTCGTATCGATAGTGAAAGTCATTGCGTCAAGTACAGCCACGTCGGCCCCTGTCCGACCCTCATCAACAAGGGCCAAATGGTTGCCACGAATTCTGCGTTGCACGGCGTCGTAATTCTGGCCTTCCCATACCCCCGGCGTCAAATCATAAATACAACGATAGCCGGGGCTGAGTTCGATTTTGCCCGAATCAATGGTGTTTTTCATCGACTCGCTGACAATACGGATGTTACCCCGCAAGTATGGACGTTCATAGCGAACCTGCTCACCGATGAAGCCCTGAACACCCTTGCGCTCTGCTGGCAACCCTCCCTTGTCCTCAGCCCCGAGCATCGCATGCTCATCAACAAACGGCAGAAGATGGAAAGATTTGATGCACTCCGGGTCGCTGAGTTCTTCTTCAGGGCGCAGTACCATATAAACGCGCCCAGCCATCGAAGGGTCTTTCAGCCCCATCTGGGAACCGAGGTACGGGTAAATGCCGATCTTGCTGATTGGGTTATCAGCAATGTCGATGTAGCCGTTAATGTCCGAAGTTCGGGCGCTCATCAATCAAACTCCACTATGGGTTGCGCAATGCACTTGCAGTTGGGCAGCTGGCCAGGTAGCCCGCGCTCGCCGGTTCGCTCATCAATGATCGGCAGATTAGCATATTCGAATATCTGACCGTTAAGCCCGAACTTGTGCAGCTCGCGAGGATGGGCACCGCCACCACTGTGAACCCACTTGAACTTCTTGGCACCAGCCTTGACCACGCGTTCTGCGTTGAGCTGGCTAGTCACCTTACGCGTCTGGTCCAAGGCGATGAACTCAGCTCGGCGGCGCGTCACGCCTTCGTATTCCATGAGCGCATCGGTGATGGTCTGTAGCCCGTGGCCGTACGGACCAACAGACTTGATGACGGCTTTTTCAATCTGCTCATGGTACTTGTCTGGAATCGACTTGATCAACGCAACATTGGCGCGCACATGATCATTGATGCTCGACGGCGGAACCTTGCTCTTGAGGGTGATGCGTGCTGATGTGTCCTTTAACGACAGGTCGCTGCTTACGGCACTGGCCTTGTCGATCATACCGACAACGTTGTCTGCGATGCGTGGCGCCTCACGTTCAAACAGTGCCATGAACTTGCGTTTCAGCTTGTCCATGGTTTTGCGCAGCACTTCGGTTGGGCTGGCGTCTTCTGTGATCGGTTTGTACTCCAGCGCCACAGCCGACAACTCAACCAGATAATCAGCGAACATCGGCTTGCACAGCGCAATCAACTGGCGGTCGTAGTAGATCGCCGGCTTTGCCGGGTAATGTTGTGGCTTGCCGGCTTCATCCTTCGGCGGACCTGGGCGGTTGAGCGGGCTTAGCGGCCCGCGTGTTTTACGCTTTGCCATCGAAACCAACGCCATTTGTGATCGCGTTGCGGTAATTGCTGCCGGTGTAATCCCGCTCAACGAATATCGGTGTTTCGCCAGCCATCAAAGCACCATTGAGACTGTGGTGACCATCGAGGATTACGCGATAAACGGTGCCTTTCGAGTCAGTGAATTCTGGGCTTACCTGTACCTCAAAGTCCCGATTCAGCATCTTTTCGCGGACCTTCTCTGGATCAAGATAGGTTTGATTCGTGACCAGCCTGGCGCCTCCGAAAGTTCCGTTGTCAGCGTTGAACAAACCGCTATCCAGAGCGGCCACCTGTTCAGGCTCTTCTGCCACAACTTCAGGTAAATCGTGGTAATCGCCATCTTTGTCTGCGGTAATTTTGGCGCGAACGTCTGCGGCATCAATAGCTTGGATGTTCACATAGATCTGATCGGTTTCGGCCTTGGTCTTGTTTATGTTGGCCCACTCTTCGGCGGTCGGGCTGTCGAGCGGCGACCAGCTCACTGTGGTGACCACGGGGGTAATTCCCAGGCGCGGCGCAACCTCAGAACGCATGGTCAGCTGGTGGTGGCGCTCAAGCAAAGGGGTCAGGTCGTTGGTCTGGATGCTCTCCAGAGTCTCCCGATAGCAGGCCTCTTCGTATTCACCTGTAGCGTTGAATCCTTTGGGCTGTGTGCCAAGTAGCTTCGTACCTGGCACCTCAGCAATAGATGCAGTCAGCTGGTACTGGGTCATGATGGTGGTGTCTACGTCGGTCAAGCTGGTGTCGAACTGCGTCAAGTCCTCATTGTCCTTGTCAACCATCTTGACGCCGTAGTTATCGCGCAGGCCCACCCATTCCATGATGTTCGCGATACCTTGCTGAAGGTTCGCCATGAATGCGGACATCTGCACCTTCAGCACCGTAAGGCGCTTGGTCATGGTGAGCTGCGGGGCTTCATTTGCCGTGCGCTCTGCTGCGTACACCCGTTCGTAGATGCGCTGCGGGACCGACGCGCCACCCCACTGATACGCCGGCTTGAGGATGTCGGTGACAGGGAACGGGATATAGATTGCCAGGTGACTGCGGTGATATTTGCGACCGCCGATCAGGTAGAAATCAGGGTCGTAGTAATGCAACGAATCCGGGTTGAGCAGCGAACCGCTATTCAACAACGGGGTTACCCAAATCGGATCAATCTGCGCGATACCCCGGTAGCTGTTGGGTGCCACTCCATCCAGATTGAACGGCTTTTCGTAATACTCCGGGTCTGTGCTGTCAACCTTGAACAGCGCGTACCGAACACCGAAGATGCGCCCCATGTGGATGTACTCACGCATGGTGCGGTTGATCCCGTGGCGCTTGTCGGCATCGCGCATGGCTTCGATGATTGCGGCATCATCGTCACCACCCTTAATCCGGATGTCGTAGCCCTGGCGGATCGCATCGCGCCCAGGCATCAGGCAGGCCTTATCGACCAACCAGTGCTGGGCAATGATACTGCACAGCTGGTAGCCGATGAAGCCCTGCGAACCGTACCAATACAGCTGTGCATCAGGGATACCGCAATCTGCCATGCGGTTCTTGAGCATGCTGGTGTTGTCGACCGTGACTTCGCCAGCATCCATGGCCACGCCTTCAACGACCGGCTGCTGCGGCACCAGGGAGTGCAAGTAAGCTGTGCGGTCTGGGCGCTTCACGTTGCGCGTGCCGGCAAAGTCACTGGTGAAGAAACCTTGCCCTGCAACAACCTCTTCGCCGGCAGTCTCGGTTGTTGCAGTTTGCTTGCGGTTGCGCCACCAAGTGCGGATGCCCATTTGTGAACCTCTATTAACGACTGAAGAAACCGCCCGTAGGCTTGCGCTTAGAATAAACGATCATCACAGCGTCAGCATGGT